TTTTTTTTTTTTTTTTTTTTTTTTTTTTTTTTTTTTTTGTGATGACGCCTGCCTAAGCAGTGCCGCCCCCACAAAAATCGTGTCTCCACTAACATACCAGCCCGTTATTACTATCTGGTTATTTTGTACAAGGGAGGATCTAGGTCCTCCCCACGGATGCTAGCTTCATTGACAGCTTTTCTCGATACGCAAGCCCAGTTCTAATGTTACTGGGAACAAGTGTCGTATAGCGAAAGAAAATGCTTTTACGTTGACTCTTTATCCTCTTCTAAGGGTGAAAGAGCTGTGTTGCTTCATATGTCACGCCTGGTTCTCAATCTACCAAGATCAAATGGACATATTTCTGCTTTGATAGTTTATCCACATATTGGTGTTACACCCATTTACAGCCGGTGTGGCCTCAGAGACAGGATGGCCGTCCTGTTAAAGGTTCATTTCGGTGTGAGTTTCCCCTGTTTACAGGCGGGGACCATCAGAGTGGGATCTTGACTCCCAAGCCGTCTAACTGGTGTTTCCAACCAGGTGTTGTGTATCAACACCCTCAAGTGTTGTGGATGTTGCGATCCACTTAAAAGGTTAGTGCCCTAGCTCCTAGTAGCGTTGGGCTGATTTATCGTCTCACGACCGGATTGTCTATCGTCAGCAGTGTGGCAGATAGTCTTAACATTTGGTGTTTGATTTTGATTGCCTCGCAGGATTGCCCGTAGGTTCTGCGGTGGTTGAGTCTCACCTGACTCGTTGCCCTCATTCGTATAAGGTTTAGGCCCACAATTGACAAAGTTTAGTTGCTCCTAAAAAGGATTTCTCTATCTAGTTTTCTCTAGCTTAGATCATTTAAGCTTGACATAGTTTTACGGGGTGTTTCGCCCTGGCTCTGTTAAGACGTCCACGCTTATTTTGGACTTTAGGAGTTTATCGACTTCTCGGTCTTATTGTAGTTTACGGTCCTTGCAGACACTGGCTTACTCCGCATCCAAGAGATGTGAAGGTATTGGTGTGTCGAAATCAATAAATTTGGTTTCAGACAAATTCCACGTCCAGAAATTTGCCAAACCATCACCTAATTTATGGCGACGGAGTTTGTCTTCGACAACAAACAAATCGTCAAATGCATAGCCTTCACGTTGAGCAGTTAAGTGGCGGAATTCCTTGTGTTCAGGGAATTTCCGTAGAGCTTGGTAAGAAGCTCTAGCTTTATTAACGTCGAGTCGATTCTCATACATGAATATTGCATAAATTAGCGGGGACCAATCAGCGTTGGCAAGAAAATCTTCGTAGCCTCCAGGTAGCCCGTCAAGGCACCCATCTTTTCTGCAGAGGCCACGGGTGAACGTTGGATCCCATTTTCTTGCCGTATACCAAGAATTACATAAGAAAGGAGTTGAGAAATCCCAGTTTGTGTCATCGTACTTCTCACTAAGACGAATGTATGTGCCATTGCAAGTTCTACCAGTTCTTCCTCTTCTCTGCAAAGAGATATTCCGAGAGGAAGGCCTAGGTTTAAACTTGCCTTTGTGGTATCCCATGGATACCCCAAGATCTATAACCACATTAACGTTCGGTATGGTTATTCCAGCATCTACAATCGCAGTGGCAAAGTACCAGTCAGCCTCAACAACAGTTGAGTGTCCTCTATAAATTTTTGCACACCTCTTGTTTGTTACTAATTGTTCAGCATGCCGCATGCATGTCTCAACATTAGCTACAGTCGGCATGATGAAAAGGACACGGTCATTCGTTTTTGAGAATGTCATGAGAGTCTCCCAACCTACATCAAGCGTGTTTGAGCCTTTACGTATATCATCTGTTATCGTCCATCGAGAGTTCCTTCCCTTGCTAAGCCTTACTTCGGTGAACTTGTTAGCACCGTAAAAGTCAGGTGTTGCAGTTATAGGAAATGACTGTTCATGATAACGGTCCAAGAGCCATAAAGCATCTTCGTCCATTTCGTGAAACTCATCGAGGCAGATGATAGTGTTTTGAGGCAAATCGGCTAAAACACGCCTGAGATATCCAGCTGTTCCAAAATTGATTAATCCTTGTGTTAAAGTGTCTTCACAACCAGCATACAGTCTGGTTTGCGCCACAGGATTATTTTGCACTAAGATTTGTCTAGGACATGCTACTATCACAGTGTCATAGACTTGCTTTAGCGAAAGGATGAAATCAGTGGATTTCCCTGCGCCAGGTGGACTGGTGATCATGGGTATTTTACCTTCAGAGAGTAAGGTCTGAACCTTATCTACTGAATCTGCATGATCGAGGCCGGCCCAATTGGTGTCAACACCAGATTGAGCCCTTTCACCAGTCCCCGGGGCGGGGAGAAGAGCGGACAAATCCCCATCAAGAACTATTTGGTGTATGTCTTGTGTGAATTTTATAAGAGCATCGGCCCATGCTTGAGCACCGTGGATACCACCCTTTAGACCACCAAAGTCTAAAGGGGTCATCGTACACCACAGTCTATGTGCTACCACTTTCAAGCTGTAATATCTGTCCTTAGGCATTAAGGAGGATATGACGGCAGAGGAGTCTCCAAAGACAGCATAATACAAGGAGTTTAGTCTAGAATAGACCTTCTCAGACATGTACTTCGCTGTTCCAAAGAGACGGTAGAGTGGACCTACCACAGGGACGGACATTAAGGCTTGTTCAAGCCAGGCTACAAGGGTGTAAACAGCTAAAAGGAGAGTTACTTTTACTCGTAAACTATTTGCCATTTCCTCGGAGAGGTCATACACTTCACGTCTTGCCCAAAAACCGGCTATATCCATGAACCCTGAGAAAGGCGTCTTAGACGCTAAGATTTGCATTTTCTCATACGATTCAGGACAGTTGTTTAATAGGTAAAGGTGATGTTCAAGTGTATACTCCGGATCATGGTAAAGTTCTCCAGGTCCTGTGAGGAATAAACCTGGATCCTCTATGTTTAGGCCACCAATTTCCAACAGACCAGCGACCTGACTAAGTATTCGACCATATGTGTTTGCAGTTGAGTCGAATGTCATGATATGACTTCTGGTTGTGTCCCACCAATCTTCAATTTTTTCAAAGAGACCTGGTTCGTGAGTGCTCACTATCAAGTCTCTCCTTGTCTTGTCAGTTGGTAGATACATTAACCTCATCACATCATGGTATGATGTCCGGGGGTGCTGTTGCAGGAAACGTTTGCCTGACTTCCTTTTCAATAACATTTTCTCCATCGTGTCCAAGTATTTGTCAACTGTTGCGTGTATTTCAGGGTAATGGGCACAGTTTAGTTGGAGTGCAGCATACTTTTCCCATCTATATCTTAATGTGTTCTTCTTCTTAAAGTCAGAGAACTTTTGCAATAGACGGGACATATCATGCACAATAGCAACTTTAGCGTGCGCGCCAGTTATCGTTCTAACCTCTTCTAAGTGTTTCTCATCTAATGAGAATTTTTTAGAGAGGAAAGAGATATCTGCGAGGTTGTCAGAACAACCCTCGACTCGCACCTGCACCTTATTCTTTAGCCAGAATTCAGATACTTTTTCGCCAGAGAAAACGGAAGGGGGAAGATTAGTAGACCAGAAATTGTCATCTGAAAAAGAACTAAATTTTACACAATCGTAAAATTCAGAGTACGGCCGGTCTGTTACTTTCTTCCATGCATACAACATCAAAACACGCATATACTCTGTGTTTGATGGTGTTGTTGTCGCATGGCCAGTAGAAAGACCTTGTCTTTTTAATCGTGCTCGACCAGTGTGTATATCAATAATCCAGGATGCAACTAGATTGTCATAGGTTGCATCAACAGCAGTTTCAATGGCTTCCCTTTGGGGATGGTCTTTGAAACCTTTTTTCCTGAGTTTTTTAATCACACCTATGGCGTCTACAGCAGCGGTCGAATCCATTGCTGTAACGTCCATAGCGGTGTGATGTTCATATGCCAAATGTTTGCTCGCCAGAGCAGCCATTTGACCATGAGAGGGAGATATACCAACAGCTGAGAACGATGAGGGGTCCAACCTTTTTGCACTATCACCTTGAATTGCCATAGAAAGGTAGTAGTTCAAAGGGTCTTGGGCTATAATCGTTCGTATTTTTTCCCGTTCAATGTAAGATTTGGGAAGAACTTCATCTTTGATAAACGCATGACTGACGGTTGGGAATGCTTCAGGTGACTCTATGTAGTCCCGAACGCATTTGAGGAACTTTTCCTTGCCACCAACCTGGTCAATTAAGGTTTGTCTTGAAGCCCTTCCTTGGGCATTGAACCGGAAAGGGAACCCAGCAGAATAATTGCGGTGCCACTTTTTCCAGACTTCTTCAGGCGATATCAATTGGGTGTCACCGAACAAGTGTTTCTCATTCTGGAAAATTGCCTCAGCAATTTCTTCCTGATCAGCTTCGGGTATAAGCTGACCAGGGTCAAAGGAGCCAGTAAAGTATCTATCGGTAACTTTCTCGGCCATTTCTACCGTGCCAAAGCGAAGAGAAAAAACTCCTATTTCAAAGGGGTTTATTTCTTGAAGCTCTTTGACGAGAGAATGGGTGAGAACATCCATTTTTGGTAGGTCCTTTCGGATGTTCACTTTAACCCCAATCTCATATTCACCAGGTTTGACAAACTTGAAACCCATCTTTGGAAACTCCGCATCAGGGAAAAATTGTGCATATTTCCTTGCTATTTGCGGGAGGTCTAGACGAGTGATTGTTTTCTTTTGCATTTTCAAGTTTTCGGGCAGGTGATTCACTTCAACCAATCGGTCTCCAGAGCGGAACCAGTGCCTAGGCACTGAAACGTTCACTAGAGGGGTCCAGCTCACTTTCTTTCCATTTCGCATGCTTCCACGAAGATTGACCGTTGCTGTCATTAAGCCAATTACGTCGCCACCCAGACGGGTGTCTCTGGCTTGTCTAAACAGCACGGCTAAGTGGTGGAGGAATTTCCATTGTCTGCCAGATGTTGGTATCTTTCTAACCCTTCTTGTCATGATGGCACGAGCTACAGTAGCCCCAGTCACGCCAAATTTAGAGGTTGCGAAAGACATAAATTGAAGTAAATGATCCCTCTCTTGAGGGCATTCAACATCCGGATCGTCCGAGAAAGCTTCCAAACATGCTTCTATACGTTGGACAGCGTGTATTCCATAATCCTTCGTGAACCTCTTCGGACCAGTCCAAGATTTCAAGGAATGTACTATCGGGCCATCGTATGTCAGGCAAGCTGATCGATTGTCTCTAATCTGTAGTCTTTCTTCCCCTTCGCTAAGGAAAACCCATGAAGATGCCCACTTTCCAAGTAGTTTGAAAGCATCAAGTGATATGTCAGTGCCAAAAGCACCGAAATGTTTCCATGGAATCACCTTTCCAGTGAGTAGAAAGACTAGCATATTTGCAAATACAAGGCAGTTGTCACCTAAGACCTTGTATTGTAGATTGTCAAATTCACGACATATTGCTCTCCTATCAAGTGAACCTACTATCTGAGAACTAACAATTATAGTTTTGACCAACGGCCTATCGGCTGTCGGTTCAGGTGGAAATTTTGACACGTTTATGTGACAACGTTCACCTGCTATCTGTTGTAGTTCCCAGTAGTTTCCTTCATGCTCAATAACAGCGTGAAAAAGACCAAAAGCGTTACCCAGTCCGTGTGCGCGTAATGAGAAGAGATGTACACGCAGACGAGCATCTGTGTTTGGCAGTGTTTGCATCCACAATTTGCCAGCTGCACGTGTCCTCAAAGGATGGTGCAAGGCAAAAGAGTATGGTAGCACACTTTTGAACTCCACTTCAGGTATAGGTGGGAAGAAATCTCTCACAACATCGTACATCGCTTTCATTCCTAGTTCACGGACGAATTCATCAAAATGCCTGAGAGCATCTACCAGAACCCACCAACGACGAAATAGAAAACTGCGACCACTTGAAGTCAAGACATGTCTATTGAAAAGGCGATGTGCCAAATCCTTGGTGGATCCTACAGAAAGGACACCACCAAGGGCAAACATAACCTCAGTGCCCATACCACTTAGAGTCACGTCAAGATGCTTGCGTTCTTGCTCTTCTATCTTGTGCTTTAAGAAGCCCGAACTGGATTTGTAGTGGTAATGTGGCGGCTTTGTGAGTGTGTACTCCCAAAAGGCCTCCACATTAGCCACATCCTCCAACGAGCTTATCTGATCTAGTAAAGCACGCGCGACGGCAGGTGATTTTGCGGTGGGTATACAACGCGAGTCCAATTGATAATATCTCTTTCTGGATTGCACGGCAAAGGTGCCTGGCAGTTTCCTGAAAGTTATATTCTTGTTGGCTGGTTTCTTTCTACGAGGAAGACCCCCGTATAAAGTTTTAACAAAACCATCCAGACTACGGACATCATAAACCCCACCTTCCAGAGTAGCTAACACACAGCGTTCACATTTGCCTCCCATGTCATAACCATAGCCCCCACAGGCGCATGGTGCGTTATTGGGTTTGACGAACATGTATTTATTGAACTTTGACCTGGATGTCAAAGCTTGTTTACTGTATGCCTTTAAGGTTTCCTCACTATTTGCACTTATATATTTGGCGTTCAGGGCCTTGACGTGCCTTGAATCATTCATAAGTTCGGGAGACGTTATCCAACCATGTGCATGATCAGGATAGGTCTGAGTGAGAGTGAAACCAGTCCAACCCACCACAGTGCTTTTACACTGGGTGGTACAAATTTTCCTAACGAATTTCAGTTCTATATTGACCTCATTAGTTTCCCATGTGCTATTGTACAAGCCAAACCACCATTCCTCATTCTCTCCTATAATATGGACTGGAGGGGCCCCCCACCCGTACGTACTCCAATCGTGACAACAATTGAAAGACAGGTGGAAGGGTTTTACAGGTGTGGCGTTGTTGGCTTGTAATGCGGGCAACCAAAAAGAAGGACCATTGACAATCTGATCGCACCATTCCTCAACGGGTTCCGCAGGGGACCTCTGGAGGAAAAGCAGTGCACGGAGGACAGAAGTATCAATGTGTAGAGGAACCATGTGATTAACCAGTTCGCGGCGCCATATAAATTGATCACCTATCTGTGGCAATATTGTCTGAGGTACTCCAACAGCAAGGCAGGTGTTGGTTACACCTGACCCACCATGATGTACGACCCAGTCGAACTTGCACAGGTAAGTGGAATGATTGGTGAAAGGAGATATGACATATTCGGAACCTTCAAATAAATGAGTCCAACGTCTGTCAACCTCCCATAGGACAGGTAAGCTTTTCAACCAATTTATAGCCGTTTTAGTTTCGGGTGTTATACTTTCACATGAACCAAGAGAGAAGTAACCAAGGATGATAGGTTTTTCACGAAAGTCTGTCTTCCTTACAAAATCATCATATGGTTTAAAGCCAATATTTGGAGAAGAGATCTTCCATCTGTCTGCTGCCCAAGGTGAAATGGAGTGGTACTTTGGGGGTTCGCGGTACTGGTAAGTACCCTCCCACTCAAGCCCATTCAGATATTTTGGGGCAGTCAGCCATTTAGAATACATCCTCCCAATAGCGAAACCAACATGGGGATCGAGAGACAGATCTTCGAAGTAGTGTGCTAAGTAAAATTCAGGGCAAACGCCATTGTCTTCTCTTGGCACCGGACACACTTCAAAAACCTGTTTATCAGGGAAAACAGATGCCATGAAATAGTAAAACGTTGTTCCAGAGACGAGGTATATAAGATCACTCATCTCACATTTAGGCATAGCAACCTTAATGTGTTCGTACAACGTGTTGTGCATGGCTTTCATATCTTGTGCTGCCCAAATCCCTTTCTCCAAGATGGATTGTCCGAGTGCTATGAATTTCTTACTATCCATAGGCAACGCAACTGTTTCCCAGTTTCCTGCTTTTATCTCAGGTGCCATCTTTTCGATATGATCTGGATGTGTGATCAACACAAAATCTGAAGGCATAACCCGGGCGTGGGGTCCAGCCTCTCTATCAGGAACTTTTAGATATTCAGTATCGTCTGCAAGTTCCACAACAAACGAACCGGGCATTGTCCCTCCTTCAAAATACACTTTCTGGCCACCCCATACGTGACATATGAGGTTCCAAAGCTCAGGTGACACAGATAGTGTACCCTTGGCTGAGCCATGTTTGTCAGAAAAATCTTTGGCAAAACCATCACATTTTCCGAAGAAGTCTGTGGCAGTCCAGCCAGCTCCAGTCTCCTGGAAAGTGTACTGAGTTTCGGTTGGGGCAACAACCTCAATTTGGTCCATTTGTGAAGCAAAGTAGTTTGTCGCAACTGTGTCAAGGGTAGGTTCAAGATCACCTATTGTCCCCATGACGACAGCTGTTGTTAACTCCACAAATTTGCATAGTTGGGTTGGATCATTGAAACAAATGTCGAAAATGTGCTCATTTAGTGCGGCAACATCCCATTGTTCTTTGGTAGTCCTACCCATTGTAGCGTTTGCCACGTGATACTTGTCTCCGTGTCTAGAAAACTCTATGTGATCCCAGTCATCATGCGGTATGAATGCACGAGCACCGATCAAACTGGATAAATTACATAACATCATATATCCTAGATCATCCCAGGCAGGAAACAAGCCTTTCCAGCAGAGTGGGCCACTAAGTGTGGCATCATACTCTTTTTGGAAATCCTTCACCGTATCAAATGCCGTCATCCTCAAGATAGGTTCACCCACCGGAAAGTCAACTTCGTCCCTAATCATTGAACTCTTGAGCGAGTCAACGAGAGAGCCGACGAGGCTACCTCCCTCTATGGGTGGACCAGAAAGGAAATTATCTTCATCATCGCTGTCGTTGTATACTGCCTTGAAACCACCTGGAAGGGGTAGTGGTGCAAATTGCGTGCCACCGTGGTTATCAAAGACCTCGTATTCATCATCAAATTCTGGCCCGACAGCTGCTGATGTTCCTTCGCCAAGCATATCTCGAAGTGTATCACCAAGGCCAAGATGGCAGATGGTAATATTGTTGTAAAGCACTTCAATTCCGCTTTGCTTCCTATCTAGTGTGAGGGAGGAAAACCCCTCAAACCAGTGCAAGATATAGCCTTTTTTGGGACAAGCCCATAAGCGTTTCAACTGGTGGATCCAATAAAGGAATCGTTCACCAGAAACCATACCTAACAGTCCTTGAGCATTTAGCACTCTTTCAAGTGCTACGTAATTGTTTGGCAGAGACTTCCTCCCGAAGTATTCTGCCACGCGTTGAATAGGTTGCCCTATTGCACGGGCGACCTTGCATTTCAACTGCCACATTTTCTTCTCTAAACATTTCTGTTGCCAGCGCACGGCAGAAAAGTTCTTTTGGCAATTAAAACCTCTTTTCCTGGATGGGGCTGCAAACCCATCCCACCCAGGACCAGCATATTCATCCTCTTTGACGAGTGAAAGGGGAGCATAAAACCCTCCATCCATATCGACAAAGCTTTTCACAAAGACAGGTGGCTTCTTAGCTTTGCGCACCTCTCTTACAACAGGTTCTGGTTCAGGGACCGGCAGGCCCATGAACTTTTCTCCTGTGCAAAAGTCAGTGCACTCTACCAAGGTGGCCAAATACAATCTAGTAACCCTATCATATTCAGGAACTGTTGGTTCCTCAACACAAGCTACTGGACTGGCAGGTTTCCCTGACCCATCCCAGTCGAGATATAACTCACCTGTTATCCAATCTCGGACTTCTCCCTTCTTTCCTACCCCGTTGGATACCACGGACCGGGTAGATGGTCTCGCAGCCTTGTGTTTGGAATTCTGACGATCTCTAACGTTAGCAGATCGTTTCCTCTTAGCAAGTTTTGTTTCGTGTGAATTCATTTTGGTTCGTCCCGTCAGGAGGGAAGCCGTATAAAAATAGGTGGTACCGGGCATCACGGAGTGCCAGCATTAGCATGGCTGTTGCTCTTCGACTAAACCAGTCGGCGGTTCCACATTTGACGTGAGTGGGACGTGAGATATTTCATTTCATTTTATTTTATTAAGTGTTGCAGTGAGATGCTAGCTTTATCAAATTTTTATTTCATTTCACAGTAAGATGTTAGCTGTTCAAGTTTTTATTTTATTTTGCAGTGAGTTGCTAGCTATTTCATATGACAAATGAAATGGTGATGTGCTAGCCATGCACTAGGATCCACCGTAACCCGGGGAGATAGTCTCGCTATTTGCACAAACTCGACAGAGTATAAACCAGTTAAGGTCGACCCAGAGTCGTAAGTACAAAATCACAGTACCTTAACGTTGGCGAAACGCAAGTTTCCCATCACCCC